TGTTGGTATTTGACCTTTATCGGAGCTAGACTGAGCCTTCAACTCTTGTAAGAGTTTACCCAAACGAGTGTCAAAGCCATTGGCTTTAATGGTCTGTTTCAGACTGTTAGTCTGTCTCCAGATTGATCCAAGGGCTTTGCCCTCTTTCACTAAAGCGTCGATTGAAGTTCCTGAAGTTTTAGCTGAGTTTTTCATCGGTTTATCCTTTTATCTATATTCTGTTTATATGAGAGAACCTATATCTCTCACAAATAGTGAGATATAGTTCTCTTTATAAACGATTAGAATATAGTATAAGTTCTGTCAAGTCGGTTCTTCACATGTGATCCTCTGTGCCTGTCGTTTCACGCATGACTGCAAAAATATATTTCATATATATTTTGAAGTTGGTGCGCTAAACTCACGTGAGGCTTCAGTTCATGCTGCATCACCAATTGTGTTGCATAAATGTCATATACTTCGTATATGGTAAAGTGTCCAACATTGGACGGTGATTTCAATTGGCAGAGCAGCATGTGGCTTGTAGGATCGTGCAGTGACCATCACAGATGGTGGGTAGGGTAATTTGTGCATCGGCACTGTAACACACCTTCGGTGTGATAATGTAACAGTTTCATACACTCTAAAGAGTGGCAACTGATTCCATAACAGTTGTCGTAGACAAGTAAGTAGTTGATATTGCTTATACCTTCGGTATGTTGGTGAACTGAGGCATAATTTCTGTCCTCACCTACGCCATGACGTTGCATTATGCAGGCAATTCCATGTGAGAGGAGGGGGACGGGCAGGGGCCAGACGGGGGTACGTGGTATATGTATACACATATCTACACAGATCAGGAAATATGACTGTTAACCACATTACATACATAGTGGTTTACACATTGATTGGGTAAGTTTGTGATCACAAAAGGAAGGTTGCATATTATGTGATCACATATTTAATGTATCACGTTTTGTTACAGTGAGTCACATTATGTTACAGTAATACGATTAGGGGTTGACATGCTGTATTTTTTGTGTAAAACTATAATAGTAGAAACTAAGATGACACTTTAAGTGATTCACTTAGAATGATACACTTAAATGTATATATAGTTAGTTATAATTATACTTAACTAATATAACACTTAAATGATACACTTTAAATGTAGGGCTGTTAGATACAAGTACGTAACAAAGTTACGGACGGGAATTTGTATATTATTATAAAGGTACTTGACAATGTCTAAAAAATCAGTAAAACTATATACTGACAATGTTCTTGTTGAGTTTTATAATCACGTACTCAATGGAACTATAGATAAATTACATATACCCCATAGTGATGTATTCTATGTACGAGAAGCTGTACAGAACTACTATGGGAAGCCTTTTACGTTGGAGCACGTAGAGTGGGCTATGCGTGAAGAAGGATGGACTGACTGACATGACGGTTGAATACAGAGGTGAAACGTTTAGTGGTTACAATAAACCCAAGCGTACTCCCAAGCATCCCACTAAGTCACACGTAGTACTTGCTAAGGAAGGTACTACAATTAAGATGATACGCTTTGGTGAGCAAGGCGCAAGTACTGCAGGTAAACCTAAAGCTGGTGAATCAGATAAGATGAAGAAGAAACGTGCAAGTTTTAAGGCACGTCATGCGAAGAACATTAAGCGTGGTAAGTTGAGTGCAGCTTACTGGGCTGATAAAGTCAAATGGTAAAGGATTAACCCTATGGGTATTGCGAGTAAGTTGGCTAAACGTGTAGCTAAGAATAAACTTAAAAACAAAACACCTAAAGATTCTGGTGACATTAGTGAAGTACTGATGCCAGAAGATCGTCCGTCTACTGATGCGGTAAAACAAACTAGTGAAGAACGATTGATTAATGCTACAGGTGCTATATCGGCTTTGCTTACTAAAGCTGGACCTAAGCCTTTATCTATGGATAAGTATCGTTCCTTACCTACGTCAGCACGTAATGCTTTTGCACGTCAGGCTAAGAAAGACTTTGACAATAAAGTTATTACGAAGCAACAATATGACACTATTATTGAACGTATTGAAGCTGCGGAAGTAGATAAAAGTGTTCGTACTATGGAACAAGGTATTGCTAATAAAAAAGCTAAACCTGTTACGATAGACAAGAGTATGGGCATAGATGAAAAAGACATGCCACGTAAACCAACTAGATTAAGTAAGGGTGGTATGCCTACAGGCAAGCCTCGTACAGGACATATGGACTATCGTAAAAAAGGATTATTTCAGTAATGGGTATCGCAGGTAAACTGGCTAAACGTGTAGCTAAAGCAGCAAGTAAACAAACACCGGGCCAAGCACAGAGTGAAATGGGGACTAAGGGACAACGTGTGTATGCCCGTGGTCAGATTAAAGGTGGGGCAGCAGGTGCAGGTGCAGCAGGACTAACTGCAGCAGTTGTAGGTAAGATGTCACTAGATGAAATGCGTGAGCGTTTAAAAACTGCAAAGGATGAAAAAGATCGTGCACTTCTTCGTGAGGCAATTACAAAGGCTGTAGCTGAAGCAAAGGACTACGTAGAAACTAAACCTACAACGTCACCTCGTCCAAGGTCACGCCCAATGGGAATGGCTAAGGGTGGCTATGCTAACTGTGGTGCCTCTATGAAAGCTACACAGAGTTCAACAAAAATGGCATACGGTGGTATGGCTAAAAAGAAGTAGTGCTGTGTGGCTAGGTTTATTGTTAGCGTGTTTTAGTCCTTCCGCAACTTCTTGTACCATTATGGCGAAAACAGATAAACTGTTTTATAGTGAAGAAGAGTGTGTAGCTGAAGGAACTGAGGTTGCTAACAATTTACGTAATAAAAATGTATACGCTATTCCAATGTGCGTAAAAATAGGAGATAACGCATGACTACTTGTAAAGGTTGTGAAACACGAGGTAACTGCTTAGCTGCAGATAAATGTTTAAAAACAGGCAAAAAACAATGAAGTTTACAGACTGGAAAGTTGAACTAGAAGAGTGTGGCTATGTAGTAACAGAAGACCTTATCACTACAAAGCGTGGCGATGTACTCGCTGGTAAAGACCCCTATGGGGGTTACTATGTTAATGACTCACGTATTCAAGACATACTAAGTAAGAAACCTAGTACTGTTAAAAAAATAGTACGTAAAGCTAAAGAGATTGTAGAACCAACCACAGAGCTTGAGATGGTACGTGCTCGTGACAAGAATGGACATTTTATTGCAGATGATCCTGATACTGAAGCAAACGAAGCTTGGGTAGTAAAGAATAAGAAAAAGAAATGAGTGTAGTCAATCAAGGTAAACCAGCACGTATGCGTTCTGTGTATGGTCACAACAGTGGCACTGCTACAGAGGTTGTATATACATGCCCTGCTAACTGTGTAGCTGAGGTTACGTTTATCCATGTAGTCAATGGTGGTGGTAGTACAAACTCTGTAGATCTAGAATGGTATGTAGCAGCTGATTCTTACACATCACACTTTCTGTCAGGCAAGAGTCTAGGCGCAGGTGATTACATTACCTTTTCAAACATTGATCTAGTACTGCAGCCGGGTGATAAGATACAAAACGTACCTACTTCCGCTGGTCATATTGACACTATCCTTACTGTAACAGAGACATTTGTACCCGTAGGCTAGCTTTGCTAGTGTTGGGTAGCGGGTATTCCAATATAGCAGTTCTAAACCTTACTGTTTTGTAGTATAACTGTACATGCCAAGAACGGCATAACATACAGTGGAGACTACATAATGTACTTAACATACGACTACCCAAGCCAATTTAAACTTGCAGTAATAGCTACAACCAAACGAACACTGAAAGCTGTAGCTAAGTTCTTTATCTCTGTTGGTAACTCACTAGCTAAAGCTCAACAGATGAGAGCAGACTATTACTTACTGAATAACATGAGTGACAAGCAGCTTAAAGATATTGGTATTACCCGTGGTGAGATCAAGCAACGGTTCTACGGAACAGACAGTGAAACATAAGAAAGTAGTGTAATGGCACGACAACTTACAGAGAATCAAGTTAAGTTCTTAGAGGTACTCTTCGATGAGGCTGGCGGTGACGTAGTGAAAGCTAAGAAGCTTGCTGGCTACAGCGATAACACGCCTACGAGGCTTATCATTGATTCTCTTAAGGATGAGATCTTCGAGGGTACTAAGACGTACATGGCACGTATTGGACCTAAGGCAGCTGTAGCGTTTGGTCAGGCTCTTATTGACCCTACAGAGCTAGGCGTAAAAGAGAAGATGGCTGCAGCCAAAGAAGTACTTGATCGTGCAGGTATTGTAAAGACGGAGCGTGTGGAGGTACAAGCCTCAGGTGGTTTGTTTATCCTCCCTCCTAAAGAGCAAGATGATACGAGTAACTAAGACGAAAGAACGTGAGAGCATAGGCTACTGGATGTTGCCTAAGCCTGACTTTAAAGTAAAGAGATGGGAGAGAATCCCACGATTATCGCCTCAAGTACCATTTGGTTACGAGATAGACCCGGATGATGAGGACTGGCTTAAACCTATTACTAAAGAATTAGAGCTTTTAGTACTTGCAAAGAAGCATCTAAAGCAGTATAGTTACAGGGAAGTCAGTGCTTGGCTATCAACACAGTCAGGCAGGTATATCTCACACATGGGGTTGAAAAAGCGTATAGATGTCGAAAGAAAACGTAAGTCACTTGCTGCAATTAAACGCAAGCTTGCCCAGCGGCTCGAAAAAGCGCTCAGGCAGTACGAGATCCTCGAAAAAGAAAGACTCGGTTACTACACCTACGAAGAAGACGAACAAGACAGCAGTACCCGCCCAAGTTAAACCTGCGGAGTTTGACCCTATTGCGGCTCAAGAGGTGGTCTTTCAGCCTAACCCTGGGCCTCAGACACAATATCTAGCCTCTTCAGAGCGTGAGGTACTATATGGAGGCGCAGCTGGTGGAGGTAAATCGTATGCCACACTAGCAGATCCGCTACGTGACTTGAATAACCCAGACTTTAGTGGCCTACTTGTACGTCACACTACAGAAGAACTTAGGGAACTCATACAGAAGAGCCAAGATCTTTACCCTAAAGCAATACCCGGTATAAAGTGGTCTGAACGCAAATCTCAGTGGACCACACCCCGAGGAGGGCGTCTTTGGATGTCCTACCTCGACAAAGACACAGACGTTATGCGCTACCAAGGGCAGGCGTTTAACTACGTAGCCTTCGATGAGCTTACGCAATGGCAGTCACCCTATGGGTGGAACTACATGCGGTCTCGGTTACGTAGTAGTTCCAAGGAGTTAGGCCTCTACATGAGGGCTACAACCAACCCTGGTGGCCCAGGTCACTCTTGGGTCAAGAAAATGTTTATTGATCCTGCCCCGTCTAACACGCCTTTCTGGGCTACAGACATTGAGACAGGTGAAACGCTTACCTACCCTAAGGGTCATAGTAGAGAAGGTGAGCCACTGTTTAAACGTAGGTTTATACCTGCAAGCCTATTCGATAACCCTCACCTAGCTGAGAGTGGCGACTACGAAGCAATGCTTCTGTCTCTACCTGAGCATCAAAGGAAGCAACTACTTGAGGGTAACTGGGATGTCAACGAAGGTGCAGCCTTCCCTGAGTTCAACAGGAACATACACGTAGTTGAACCCTTTGATATACCAGACTCTTGGACTAAGTTCAGGGCGTGTGACTACGGGTACGGCTCCTTTACTGGGGTTGTATGGTTAGCAGTAACACCTTCAGAGCAACTCATAGTTTATAGAGAGTTGTACTGCTCTAAGGTTACAGCTACAGACTTAGCTGATATGATCTTAGATGCTGAAGCTAGGGATGGTACTATACGCTACGGGGTGCTTGACTCCTCACTATGGCATAACCGTGGTGATACTGGTCCTTCACTAGCTGAGCAGATGAACATGAAGGGATGTCGCTGGCGTCCTTCAGATAGATCAAAAGGCTCACGTATATCTGGTAAGAACGAACTACACCGCAGACTGCAGGTAGATGAGTACACAGAGGAACCTAGGTTAGTATTCTTTTCTACGTGTACCAACACAATAGCACAACTACCGTCTATCCCACTGGACAAAAGAAACCCAGAAGATGTAGATACTAATGCAGAAGACCACTTGTATGATGCGTTACGTTATGGTATAATGACAAGACCACGTAGTTCTCTATGGGATTACAATCCAGCTAAAGATCAACGCTCTGGATTTCAAGCTTCAGACTCAACATTCGGGTATTAAAATATGGCAGACATTGAAGACGTAAACTTCGACACAGATGAAGTAGTAGCAGCTGAAAACGGCAGCGATAAACTCTTTGAGTCTGTTAATAGCGTAGTTAGCTTCGTTAAGGATCGCTTCGGACGTGCAGAGGATGCTCGACTTGTAGATGAAGAGCGTTGGTTACGTGCTTATCGTAACTACCGTGGTCTTTACAGTTCAGACGTACAGTTCACTGACACAGAGAAGTCACGTGTATTTGTTAAGGTAACTAAGACTAAAACACTTGCAGCCTACGGACAGATCGTAGACGTACTCTTCGGTAACAACAAGTTCCCTCTTGCAGTAGACCCTACTGTACTACCAGATGGTGTAGCTGAAGCTGTACATATTAACGTAGATCCTAATGCTGATAAGGCGGGTGAAGGTGGAAGGGCTGTCACAGAGAACGTAGCAGCCCCTACAGCGCTGTTAGGCGATGACGGTAAGCTACTACCCGGAGAAACGATCATTGATCTACAGGAGCGCTTAGCGGGTCTCAAGACTAAGTTGTCTCCTGTGAGTGATAAGATCATCGAAGGTGACGGTACTACTCCTACTACAGTGTCATTCCATCCTGCGATGGTAGCAGCTAAGAAGATGGAGAAGAAGATCCACGATCAGCTTAATGAGAGTGGTGCATCCAAACATCTGCGCTCAATGGCTTTCGAGATGGCGTTGCTTGGTACAGGCGTAATGAAAGGTCCATTCGCTGTAGATAAAGAGTACCCTAGCTGGGGTGAAGACGGTGAGTACTCCCCTCTCGTTAAGACTGTCCCTGAGTGTAACCACGTATCTGTATGGAACTTCTACCCTGACCCTGAGTCTACCTCAATGGATGACGCAGAGTACGTAGTTGAGCGTCACAAGATGTCACGCAATCAGCTGCGCTCTTTGAAGGGACGCCCTTACTTCCGTGATGATTCTATTGAGAACGCTATCGCTCAAAGCCCAGACTACGTGCGTAAGCACTGGGAAATGAAGATGGAAGACGATGACATCTCTGCTCAGTCTGAGCGCTGGGAAGTTATGGAGTTCTGGGGTTTCGTTGATGTAGACATTCTAGAAGATAATGGCGTTAAGATCCCTAAAGAGTTACGTGATCTAAACGAAGTAAGCTGTAACATCTGGGTATGTAACGGTGAAGTACTACGTATGGTGCTTAACCCCTTCAAACCAGCACGTATTCCTTACTACTCCACTCCTTACGAGCACAATCCATATAGCTTCTTTGGTGTAGGTATTGCTGAGAACATGGACGATACGCAGACCTTGATGAATGGTTTTATGCGTATGGCTATTGACAATGCTGCACTTTCTGGTAACCTTATTATGGAAGTCGATGAGACTAACTTGGTTCCAGGTCAAGACATGAGTGTGTACCCCGGCAAGATATTTAGGCGCCAAGGCGGTGCTCCGGGTCAGGCTATCTTCGGAACCAAGTTCCCTAACGTAGCACAAGAAAACATGCAACTCTTTGACAAGGCTCGTGTATTGGCTGATGAGAGTACAGGATTCCCTAGCTTCGCACACGGTCAAACTGGTGTCTCAGGCGTAGGTCGTACAGCTTCAGGTATCTCTATGCTTATGTCTGCAGCTAACGGTAGTATCCGTAGTGTAGTTAAGAACGTAGATGACTATCTGCTTGGACCCTTAGGTAAAGCTTTCTTCTCGTTCAACATGCAGTTTGACTACGATGAAACTATCAAGGGTGACTTGGAAGTTAAAGCATCAGGTACTGAAAGCTTGATGTCTAACGAGGTGCGCTCACAGCGTCTGATGCAGTTCTTGCAGGTAGCGTCTAATCCTAACCTAGCACCATTCGCTAAGATGGATTACGTCATTCGTGAGATCGCTAAGTCTATGGATCTTGATCCAGACAAAGTGACTAACTCTATGCAGGACGCTGCTATTCAGGCTGAGCTATTTAAGAAGTTCCAAGAGCAGAACCCACAGCCCCCTCAACCACAAGGCCCAGCGCCGGGACCAGAAGGTCAAGCACCAGCGGGAGCAAACGTACAGGACACTACAGGATCAGGTGGAGCGCAGATGGGTACAGGCACAGCGCCGCAACCCGGTGAGCAAGGATTTAGTGGGAACGTAGCCTAATGAGTGGTATCACTAGACTGTTAGCTAAAGAGCTTAGCTCTGCGCTGGGCATTACGGATGCACCTTTAGCAGGCGCTGTTGCTAAGGGGTCTGATGATTTATTAGCATCTAGTGTTGATGTAGGTACAAACAAACAGGTATCTAATTTAGATTATGATGCAAGGATAGCAGAACTAGACGAAGCACCTGATGCAGACGCCTGGCAGAAGAAGGCTAAGACTTTTGTAGCGGATTCACGTGATGTAAGCCCCTCTATTAAAACCCCTGAGTTGGAGCAGTCTACCAGAGAACTACTTGATAATAAAATAACTAGAGAACAACACCTAGAGAATGTTGACACTTATAAGCCTGTTAACCCTTGGGACGCTCTGCCAAGGGAGCCTACTGATAAAGCCACTGCCTTCTCTCTAACATCCAGCAAACGAGAAGGTGGTTTGTTTGTATTACCGCAGGAATCGGCCTCTTCTTTAGGTGTATCTAAGTCAGCACTACAAGTAGGTGATAACTTTAATGGTAGGTTAGATATACCGGCTTATACTGCACACGATACGTGGATAGTTGCGGGTACTACTAGAACAGGTGAAAAGGGTACACATTACGCTAAAGCTATTCATTATACTTCAGACGGTGATAAGCCAGTAAAGTTTATTGCATCTAATAAAGCAAGTGAGAATATAGGTAAGGGCGAAAAAGATAAGTATGGATACGCAACTATTTCTGGTACTATTAAAGACTTAGATGTCGAAACTATTCGATCTAAAGCTGAGAGATATTTAAGAGACCCAGAGTGGACACAGGTAGGGTTTGACCCACGTAGACAGGGAGGTTTCTATGCTCGTGCAGGTGAGAACAAACATGTACCAGTAAGAGAAGCTTCAGAAGTATTACAAATTGGACCTCTCGTATTAGCTCGTAACGCTGTACTTGATATAGATTACAAGGGCTACGCAATAGGTGGTTTAGTACAGAGGCGAACTAAATGAACGGCGCACTAAAGAAGCTAGTCAACGATAAGCAACTATGGGACGCTTATGTAGAGTACCTAGACGATAAGATAAGCTCTGCACACAAACGACTAGAGCAAGAGAATCAACCTGATAACATGTACAGGGTTCAAGGCGAGATCGCCTCACTACGTAGATTGAAATATATGAGGGACGAAATCAATGGAAGCCAATGAAGCTAAACAAATGGAGATGCTACTTCAAGAGGGTGGTATCGCAGATGACGGTACTACTGTAGACCCTGTAAGTGGCAATGAAGTACCTCCAGGTTCAATGGCAGAAGAGGTACGTGATGATGTCCCTGCTCAGTTGAGTGAGGGCGAGTACGTTGTACCTGCTGATGTTACACGCTACTACGGTGTTAAGTTCTTTGAGGATCTACGTACACAGGCCAAGCAAGGCATGGCTCAGATGGAAGCAGAGGGACGTATTGGTGGTGAACCAGTAAGTCAAACTATGGATAACCAAGCTGAGGGTGCTCTAACTCCAGAAGAGCTTGCAATGCTGCAAGAGATGGGTATGGCTGTAGGCGGTATGGTTACACCTCCACCCCAGGCTGTAGGAAACACTGGAGAGTACAATAAAGGCGGTCAAGTCTTGTATGCGCAGGACGGTGTAGATGTAAGTGCTGCCAGCGCTTCTACGTCAGGCGTCAATCCTTACCAAGCTCAGTTCACACAGGGTATGGGTACAGCCTTTGCTCCAGGTTACCTAAGCCAACAGATCATTGAGGCTTCACAAGCCCCACAGTCAAGTATAGTTATGCTTTACTCTCCTGACGGTATTGCTGTGTCTGTGACGCTTCCTGCAGAGCAAGCTAAGTATGACCAGCTTGTAGCTGAGGGCTACACTACTCAGCCTGTAGCTACAACTACAGAGACTACAGTAACTACTGGTAATGACGATCCACCACCCCCTGAAACTACGAAGGCGATGACGCCCGACTATACACGTATGACTACAGAAGAGTTAGCTAAAAGGTACTCACAGAACCAGACTGCAATGGCTATGATGGCAGGTATGGCTGCTATTAACCCTATCTTTGGTGCGTTTGGTGTTTGGGCTACTAACAATACTAAGAAGAAGATCATTGAGGCAGGGTATAAGCCACCTGAAGGTGGTAGCATTTTCGACTTGTCTCTCAATGATCTAGTAGGTAAAGTAAAAGATGTATTCGGTCTATCTGATGAAGAGACTAAAGCTGTTGTAGCTCAAGTAAGTAGTGGAGATGATAATACAGTTACACCTACACCCTCTGAAACATCTGCTATCCTATCTGGAGGCGGTGCAACAGGTGACGATGATGGACCTACTGTTGTTACTGGCGGCGGTACTGCTCCAACTGGAGGTGGTTCTGCTGGAGATAAATATGTGTTTGAGGAGGATACCACTGATTACGACTCTACAGACGATGACGTTTTCGATCAGATAGATGCGGAGTTTGCATCTGCAGCGGCTAACCCTGCTCCTCCTGCTGATAATTCTAGCTCTTACGGAGTTG